AAAAAAATCCTTAACAATGCAGATTATACCGAGCAACAAAAAGGGTTATTAGTTGCGGCGTTAAGGAGTAAATATGGTGCAGATGTTGCGGCTATTGATAGCAAATTTCTAAAGGAGTCTAATGATAAGGAGTTTGAAAGGTTTAAAGATATTACCAACAATGAAAACCTATCTTTTGCAGCCAGAAAAAAAGGCGTAGATGATGCTTTAGCATTAAACAGAAAGTTATTTAAAGAAGGTAAAATTGATAGTGTTGCATATACCAAAACTGAAAAGGAATTATCTGAGGGCAGAATTGAACTGAGTAAAAAAGAAGCAGCATCCAGATCAGAGAATGCACAGAAAATCAGTAGTACATTAAAAAACGTAGCTAAAGCAATCGGAGAGCATACGATTGCAGGAAAGGCGGCGGCAGTTGTTTCAACAACAATAGACACATATATGTCAGCAACTGCGGCATTTGCATCATTAGCAAAAATACCAGTTGTCGGTGTTCCTTTAGGTATAGCGGCGGCGGCGGCAGCAGTTGTTGCTGGATTCAAAAATGTTAAATCTATTTTGGCGGTAAAAACTCCTCCCGTACCTGGCGGATCATCCGAGCCGGGATTCATTGACATACCTTCTCCTGGTGGTGGTGTTGGTTCGATGGGTGGCGGAGGTTCGATCCCTACGATTGACCAAATGGGTACTCCAGATTTAGGCGGTGGCGGAGGCGGTGGTGGTGTTGATCGTGCCTCAGGAGATACGATAGTTAGAGCATACGTTGTTGAAACCGATATTACGAATACTCAGAGCAGGATGCAAGAGATTGAAAACCGAGCAAGGTTTGAATAAATGATAAATTTTTAATTAAAAGCTATTTATAAACATGAATACAGAAATCCCTATTTATATGCTTGACATTACGGATAGCATTGAAGATGATTCTCAAGTAGATTTTATCGCATTGGTAGATCGACCAGCAATACAAAGGAATTGGAACGCATTTAATAAAACTCAAAAATTTGAAGTCACTAATGAAGATCGTCGCATCATATCTGGCGCTATTATGTTGGCTGATACGCCTATTTTTAGATCTGATAATACTTATGGCGATTATTATGTGGCTTTTAGTGCGGAAACTATTATCAAGATTGTCCAGAAATTTTTCAAAAAAGGTTTCCAAAGCAACGTGAATTTAATGCACGATTCAAAGCAACAATTCGATGGCGTTACATTATTCGAAAGTTTTATATCGGATTCATCCAGAGGGATCATGCCGATGAAAGGATTTGAAGATGCGCCAGAGGGTAGTTGGTTTGGTTCGATGATTGTCGAAAATGACGAAGCATGGGCAAAAGTAAAGAGTGGCGAGATCATGGGTTTCAGCGTTGAGGGATTATTTAGCTACAAACCAAAGGAAGTAAATCAGGTCACATCGTTAGTTGATGCGATCAAGAAAATATTGTCACAAGTTAAGTGATAAACATTGAATTTTTAACTATATAAAAGAAAAGTATGAACCCACAAGAGGCAATTTTAAAAATTAAGGCGTTGTTTGATGACAACATCGCGCCTATTGAAGTTGAAGCTGAAGTTGCACCAATGGTTGAAGAATCAAAGGTTGAAATGGCAGAATATTCTTTGATGGATGGAACTAAGGTTGAAATTTCAGCTTTAGAGATTGGCGGTTTGGTTACCTTAGAAGGCGAACCGGCACCAGTTGGAGATCACGAATTAATGGATGGAACAGAAATCACTTTGGATGAAAATGGTAAGATTACCGCAATCGAAACTAAAGTTGTTGAGGCAAGTCCAGAGGTTGATGTTGAGGCTGGTTACGATAAGAAGAAAGAAGAAGAAATGGCTGAGGCATTCAATGCAAAGATTGCTGAGTTAATCGAGGCAAATGATGCAAAGATTGCTGAACTTGAAAACAAGGTAAAGCAGGGATTTGCTCAGGTAGCTGAATTGATTGAAGCAATTTCAAGCACTCCGACTGAGGATCCAATCAAGAAGCCAAATAGCTTCAAAGAATTTGTAAAAACAAATAGCATAAAAGAAGAAAGAATTAACAAGTATAGACAAGCAATTTTAAACAATAAAAATTAAAAACGATGGCATTTGACGTATCAGCTTTAGCAGCATACACAGAACAGAACGAAGCCTTATTGGTAACGGATTCAGTTTTAGGCGCAAAAACTGCCGCTTTGATAAAGAGCGCAGGAAACGTAATGATTGGCGTGAAAAGCGCAGAAACAATCAACATAATGGACACAGACGCAATATTCCAAGCTGGTGGTAGCTGCGGATTTACTGCTTCTGGTTCAACAACTTTCACTCAAAGAACTGTGACTGTTGGTAAAATCAAAGTAAATGAGGCACTTTGTCCGAAAGACTTAGAGGCTAAGTATTTGCAGAAGGCTTTACCTACTGGTTCAATGTACGATAGCATTCCTTTCGAGCAAGAATTTGCTGATAAGAAAGCAAAGACAATCGCTTCTCAGTTAGAAACTGCACTTTGGCAGGGAGATACTGATTCAGTTAACGTAAACCTTAACAAGTTTGATGGTTTAGTTAAATTGATCGGTGCTGCAACTGGTCCGGTAGCTGCGAATGCTTCAGGCTTTATCTCTGGTGCGCCAATTAGTGCTGCAACTGGAATCATAGCTACAAACGTAGTTTCAATCTTTGATGGTGTTTATAAGGCAATTCCTGCTCAGGTAGTAGCTGCTGATGATATGACTATTTTCTGCGGTCAAGACGTTTTCAGAACTTACACAATAGCATTGAAGAATGCTAATATGTTCAATTACTCTTTTGATGGAAAGGCGGATTCTGAATTCGTATTGCCAGGAACTCCTATAAAGGTTATCGCTTTAGCAGGACTAAATAGCACAAGTAAGATTTATGCTTTGAGACTTAGCAATCTATTCTTAGGAACTGACTTGCTAAACGAAGAAGATAAATTCGAAATTTTCTACGCAAAAGAAGCAGATCAGGTTCGCTTTGTATCTGAGTTCAAAATGGGCGTAAACGTAGCTTTCCCAGACGAAATCGTTAAGTTCATTTTATCATAATAATGGGGGGTAAAACCCCCAATTTTTTAAATAATTAAATAAGAAAGATATGGCATGTGCATTAACACAAGGGTATAGCTTAGATTGCAGAGATAGTCTTGGAGGCATTGTCGAAGTATATTTCACAGAAGCAGCAAACGTAACTGCAACAACCGAAGCAAGTGGTGTAATAACTGCTTTGACTAAGGCTGCTGGAAAGCGTTTTTGGAAATATGCTTTAGTAAAAGATACTTCGATGTTTAACCAAACGATGACTGCTTCTGTTGCAAACGGAACTGTTTTCTACGGTCAAGAATTGCAGATCATTTTAAACAAGCTACAAACAAACACAAGAAACGAGTTGCTTTTATTAGCGCAAAACTCTTTAGTTGCAGTTGCAAAAGATAGTAACGGAATATATTGGTACCTTGGTAAAACCAGAGGAATTGATATGACTGCAAACGCAGCTTCAACCGGAACTGCTCAAGGCGACAGAAGTGGATTTACTTTGACTTTTACTGGTTCTGAACCAGCATTAGCACCGAGTGTACTTGGAACTGTTGCATCTGCTTTAGAAACTCCAGGATCTTAATTTTTCATAGTAGTGTTTAGGTTAACCGCTGATCGTAATGGTCAGCGGTTTTTTTATTTTGTAAAATTTACATCACTTTGCTATTTAGTGATATATGATCAGGTTAACCAAGGGACAAACACAAATAGTTATATTGACATTGACTGAAAAGCAGTTATTGACTAACCCGAATTATTTATTTGTATTCACGAATCGAAGCGCAAATACAGAGATTAAATTTGTGAGGTTAAACAATACGGATCTAAGCCAGTACAAGGATAGGTACAATGAGTTCAGCTTTGTTACAAATACTAATTTTTCGACTGCATTAAATGGTCAGTATGATTACGTTGTTTATGAGCAAACAAGCACAAGCAACACTAATCCTGCTGGATTAAATGCTTTGGAATCAGGAATCATGGAATTAGTTGGAACTCCTTTTGAGTTCACAGAATACAATACAACAGACACTTACAAAATAAGACAATAATGGATCTAAGAGTAGTGACATTTGCGGAGGCAAGGCAACCAGAATTTAAGGAAAAGAAAGGCGAAGGATACATTCAGTACGGAGATCGTAATGATTACCCTAATTATTTAGTTGATCTTTTCAATAAGTCTGCAAAGCATAATGCGATCATTAAAAGCAAGGTGCATTATATTTCAGCAAATGGCTGGAAAGGTAGCGAATCGGCAGAGCAATTCATTGAGAAAGTCAATCGAATGGAAAGCCTTAACGATTTAACAAGGAAAGTTTCTTTGGATGCGGAATTATTCGGCGGTTATTATTTAGAGATTATCTTTTCAGCTACCGGATTGCTTTCTGAGATCTGGCATTGCGATTATACTAAGATCAGGACCAACAAGGATAATACTCAGTTTTGGTATAAGGAGGAATGGAATGATCGCATGGAAAAAGCGCAAGTTTACCCAGCGTTCAATCCGGCTAATCCATACGGAAAACAAATACTTTACGTTAAGGAATACCGCCCGAATATGGGTTTTTATTCTTTGCCTGGTTACTTCGGTGCGCTTAATTATATCGAATCAGATATTGAAATTTCTAAGCACGTTCTGGGTAATGCTCAGACTGGGTTCTCTGCAAGTAAACTAATCACGTTACCAAACGGAGAGCCTTCAGATGAGGAAAAACGTAACATTGAAAAGCGTTTCACTAACAGATTTTCAGGATCCGATGGCAAGAAATTCATTTTAGCTTTCGTAAATGATAGCGCGAGAAAGCCAATCGTTGATGATCTGGGAACCTCGGATATTACTAAAGAGGATTTCGGGCGTGTAGATTCATTGATTCAGACTAATATTTTCAGCGGACATCAGATCACAACTCCTTCCATTTTCGGTATTGCTGAAGCTGGGAAATTAGGTTCACGTTCAGAGATGCGAGATGGTTATGAGATTTTTAAAAATACTTATGTAAATAGTAAGCAAATGCACTTAGAAAGTGTATTCAATATGTTGGCTAAGTACAAAGGAATTGCAGAACCTGAATTAAGCATCATCCCTACTGAGCCTATCGGTTTTGAGTTTACAGAAAACTTGCTTAAAGAAATCGCACCTAAAGAGTGGTTATTGGAGAAGGCAGGGATTGACATGACAAAATACCAACCAGCTGAAGATACAGTTCGGGTAGTTCAAGCAGAGCAATTTGCAGACGATTTCAGCGCATTTTTTGAGTTCGGCGAAGCAAAGGA